GTTTCTGCGGCTGTCTGTGCATCTAATGCTTTTTCTTTATGGTGAAGTGCAGAGTATCCTGTTGTACTTCCATCGCTTAGAGTAAACTGACTATCTTCTGCGTTTATAGCTAGCTTCTCTGCATCATCGGCACTATTAGATGCGTTTGTTGCAGAAGTAGCGGCAGAAACAGCATCAACAACTAACGTAAACTTAGTAGTGTCTGTTAAAGCATCTCCAATAGAAGAATCGGCTATACAGATATAAACATTGTTTAGCTCTGCTGTACTCGTTGATTTAATCAAATCATGCTTAACGTAAGCGGCTGTTGTTGTTGTAGTGTCGGTGCCTTGAAATGTACCAATAGTGGTTGATACCGTTAGGTCGCCATTTGCGTCAAAAGACAAAAACTTACTTTGACGAGCAGATGTATCAGGGAGTGTAATAGACGAAGCTGAGTCTGACTCAGCCAACTTTATTGTTCTGCTAATTTTGGTTTCCAACTCTTGCTCAATAGCAAAAATCTTATCTAACTCTGTGTTTAGAGCTGAGATATTAAAAGGACCTGATGTTGGAAAGTCCGTTGTTCTTGATACACTAATATCTCTAAAAATTGTATATCTAATTGTAGCATCAGTGCTGGTGTCGTGAAGTATAATGTGACCACCTTCAAACCCATCATCTACAGAAGTGCCTGTTACAGCAAATGTCCCTGTTCCAGTTCCCCTTGATAATGTTGTGTCTACCCCAGCCGCAGTGGTTTTGATAACGTTAATGTCATCAAGGTTAAAGAAAGGAAAGTCAATAGTAAGCTCTGTCTCGTTGCCGGGGTCTGTATCAGTCCCAACAATAGCCTGAGTGTACTGCACTCTCGCATCATTATCTGCTATCGATATAGTAGCCATAACCTATTCTATCTCCTGTTGGCTTCTGGTTGTCTATTCACATTAGTCAATGCCGTATGCCTTATCTACGAGATTACCAAACCCCGGCAAACTTGCTCCGGGAGTGATAAACTTTAAGCTTTCCATTGTCTTTTGGTCAACATTACCGCCTAAGAAGTCTTGCGATACACCAGCTATGTTCACAAGATTGCTCCCAGCAGGACCAAAAGCGGCACCCATTTTCGCACCAAACGGCACAGGATAAGGCCTGTCACCCATCAGTGGGCCTAGTCCTAAGTTATGGTTTGAGAACTTCTCAATGATATTATTTGGTTCCATAAACCATCCAGTGATACCAGAACGCTCAATGGCATTTACCAGCTTTTCGTCAAAGCTTTCTTTTTTGTCGATGCCGTATTGCAAACGCTTGATTTCATTAACCATAGCACCCAAGCCAACAAGCAAGAATGCACCTTGCCAAAACGCTTGGTCTTTTTCCTGCAGACCAGATGTAAGCATACGAATTGTTGCGGCCTGACCATAAGACTTAAACTGTGTGATCAAAGAGCCAAGCTCAGTTGATGTCCACAAAGCTCTATCCCCAGCCCCAGGAGTAATAATAATCCTATTTACCTGCTGGTTTAGTGCAGCTCTGTAAGTCAATCTGGCTTGCTGGTTTGTCCACAAGTCTGTGTTTGGAAGCCAGTAACCATCTACTTGCTCACCAAACTCTGTAATCATCTCGTTCATTTGGCGATGCATTGATTCATCAATACCATTAGCCAAAAACTTTTCTTTGTCTCTTTTGCTTAAAGACCTCCACGGCTTCATTATAGCATCACTCATTCTTAAAGAAGTGACGTTGCCAGCAAACTCTTTCAGTGCCTGATTCCACATATTCAAGCCATTGAGCATAAACATAACGCCAGTGCTACCATGTACTATTCGCTCTAATGCCATTCTGTTGCCAAACACATCACCAACATCCGCAAATGCGGCGGCTCGTAATCCAAGAGTGGCGTCTGCGGCTACACCAGCCATGCCCATCTCTTTGCGATTAAGCTTGCGAAGCAAATCTGCATTAGACCTAAAAGAGTTTCTAAGACCGTAATGCCATGTGTTCTTAAATCCTTCGACCATTACAATACGAGCCATATCAGGAATAGATGATATTGTTGCACCGCCCATGCCAACGATTACATTGAAAGACTTCATAGTTCTTACAAAGCGGCTAGACATAGCATGAGGGTCTTTAGATGCGCCATATGTCCCTCTTAGTCTGTCTCTTAGCCCTCTAATGTCTTTTATTGAGCTAAGCATCTCCTTACGCAAAGACTCTTTTTTTACAGGGTCTGCTGTCTCATCTATCTGTCTTGCAAAGTCATCCTCAATAGACTTAATAACATCTCGCATATCCACAGAGCCAAAAGCTTTGTGTATCTCGATATCCATGCCCATCTGTTTAGTGTGATGACGCATCAATACTTCGATGTCTCTTTCAAGAAAATCTTCGATTAGCTCATCAGGTATTTCAAACTCACGCATCTTTGCTGAGTTAGCAACACTAACGTCTTCAAACATACCATCAATTTCATCAACCATCTGGTATGGCTTTGAACGTGTGATAGAGTCAAACATATCATCAACATACTGGTCTAGCTCTCTGCCAACCAGTTGAAGCTCGTTAGCACCCCACTGCCTGATAATGCTTCTAAACCTCTCAGGGTCAGCCATAATCTTGTCAATGCGGTATATTCTGTTCAGATAACTTTCTGCTGTGTTTGTAAACAAGCCTTCAGACCTTATCTTTTGAAGCCTAGCTTCTAATACAGCGATACGCTCTACCTGACCAAGTTCTCTTGCCTTAGACAAGGCAGACATAATTTGACGCTCAAAAAGACCAGCATTTTGTGCGGCATTACCAATAAAATCATATTGTTGTCTTGCGCTTCTAGCCGCCGCTTCAACATAAGGCGTCATTGCATCTTGCACAGAGTCACGACCATTTCTTGTCATTGCCTTACCAACTCTTACCCTAAACTCATAGTTAGTAAGAAGCTGACCGCCCCTGTTAAAGAAATCCTTTGCTTGCACACCCATGACTTGGAATGACCGAGCAATGTCTCCTTCTTTAGCCACGATACCTCTAGCGGCAAGAAACTGCTCGTCTATTTCCCTCAAAGACTGAACTAGACCACCAATATATGTAGAGTTAAATTTACTTTCTACAGAAACAGTCTGTGCAATCTCTTTGTCTACTTTTTTCTGAATCATACCTCCGAGGTCAACCATTTCAGAAGCCAACGCTCTAACAAATGGATTGCTTGATTTGAGCATACGCAATACAGGATTAAACGGCACTTTCTCTACGCCTATTCCTGTCTCTCTCAAAGCTTCGTCTTCAATAAACCTGTATGCTTGGTCTCTTAAAACCTCTGGGTTTACTGCCGCACCAGCAGAGCGATAGTACCCACCATCACCAAATGCTTCTTCTGCTCTAGCATCTCTTGCGGCTCTACGCATTTCAACACCCTGAGCAATCCTGTTGCCAAATGCGGCATTAACAGAACCACCAATCAAACCAGCTACACCAATAGCAAGCAGAGCATGGCTTGCATCATGATCTTCTTTAGACGCCGTAAGTATTGCTTGCTCAACGCCAGCAATAGAACCTGTAAAAGCCGCACCACTTGCAAATCTGCTCATTGCAGACGTTGCCTTCATCGCACCAAGAGGAGCAACAGGAGTTACTGTAGACGGGCTTGCCATAGCCGCTACAACTTGTGGCCCCATAGAAAACGAGCTTTGCAGTATACTTTGGTCTTCAAACTCTTGCATAAGCTTAGACAGACGCCTTGCTGTTTCATCTTCGCTTTTGCTGTCGTAAAATCTCCACATAGAATCCATGTGGCTTTTTAACTGCGGGTCGGCAAACGGGTCGTAATCTGGGTCATCCTCAACACCAGCCATTGCATCAGAAACCAAATCACGCAAAGCCAATACAGGATTTACTTGCCTAAATGCCGCACCATAAATCTCGCTTGTATTGTCGGTAAACATAACAGGGGCGGCTGTACCAAACTGCTCTCTTGTAATGGCTTCTGTTACAGGACCAGCAAAAGCAATGTCTTGCTCAATCAAGCTTTGTATGTCCTGCATTTCTGGGGCAACAGGTGCTTGTGGTTGCGGTCTGTTAATTGAACTTATTCTCCCACCCCTTGTATCAAAATCTACAACTGTGTTGTCGCCAGTAATATCGACAGGAACAGGGTTTGCAGGAACAGCAGTTTGCTGGTCTACATCAATCTCTACATCGGGAGTTCTTTGCGTGGCCGTGATGGTCTGCACTGGCTCGGCAGTAACATTCTTGGCTTCAGCAATCTTTTGATTAGCCAAGT